ACGTTGCTGTACGTGCTACAGAGTTCATGGAGAAGGACGCTCAGGATGGAAATGAGTTAGCCAGACAGGCACTTGAGATTGGTATTGATAGGAAGATAACCAAACGTCCTGTTATGATTGTCCCTTACGCTGGCACATTGTTCAGTTGTCGTGACTACATCATTGAGTCCCTAATCGAGAGACATGGGGAAGGTGATTACTTTGAGCTAGGAACATACATTGCTGGTCACGTATGGGAAGCTATAGGTGAAGTTGTATCGTCAGCTAGAGAGGTCATGGATTACGTCCAGACGTTATCTAAGATTTACTCTGACAACAATGAGCCATTTGAATGGGTAACACCTACGAATCTATTGGTTCGCCAGTTGTACCCGAACACCAAGAAGTTTAGGATTGAAACGAGAATCAATGGTAGTATCTTGAAATTAAATTTCAGAAGGCAGATAGAGAATACTGTGAATAAACGTAAGAGTTCACAAGGTTCTAGTCCAAACTACATTCACTCACTGGATGCGTCAGCACTAACATTCTGTGTTAATCGCTGTTTGGATGAAGGTATCAAGAGCTTTGCGATGGTTCACGATTCATACGCTACTCACTCGCCCAACATGGGTAAATTAAATCACATCCTACGTGAAGAGTATGTTAAGATGTATTCTAACAACGATGTGTTGGAGCAGTTGTATGAGCGTGCTGTAGTCAAGTTCCCTCACATTGAGATACCTGTACCACCTGCGAAAGGTTCTTTTAATATCAATGAGATACTGGATAGTGATTACTTTTTCGCCTAAACACCCCCTATTGGTCGCCCCCTAGGGTTTCCATATATACATAAACTAAAGGAGATATAACTTTGAATATTATTAAAGGTAAGTTGATGTACCCAAGTGTCCATGCACCTAACACTAAGTTTGATGCAGATGGTGTATATCAAGTAGATGTACTACTACCTGAATCAGAAGCAGTACAGATGGCTGAGAAACTAGATACTTTAGTTCAAGAGCGTATAGCAAGTGAAGTGAAAGCTAAACCTGCTTTAAAGAAAGTTCTGACCAGCCGTCCTGTTTATCAGCCTGTATATGATGAGGCTGGTGATGAGACAGGTGAAGTCAAGATGAGATTCAAGACTAAAGCTAAGATTCGTACCAAGGATGGTAAGGTGTATGACAACAAGGTAGCTGTCGTAGATGCCAAGCGTAATCCAATCCTAGCTGACACTCTCATTGGTAATGGTTCTATAGGTAAGGTAGCATTTGAGCCATTTGCTTACTACAATGCTAGTGCAAAAGAAGTAGGTCTATCTCTACGCCTAAAGGCATTACAGGTGATTAACTTGGTGTCGTATGGTAAAGACCCATTTGAAGATGAAGAAGGTTTTACAGTGGAAGAGACTGCAAGCGTACCATCGTTTGATACGGCAGAAACTGTAGAATCTGATGACGACTTCTAGGTCAGGCTTAGAAGCTAGAGTCATGTCTAATCTTGACAAGCGTGGGGTTACTTACGAATATGAACCATGTAAGTTTCCCTACGTAGTCGAGAGAGGGTATGTTCCAGACTTGCTGATTGGAAACATCTACATTGAGGTCAAAGGTTATTTCAGACAGGATGCTCAACGTAAGATGCGTAGTATGAAGGAACAACACCCTGATTTAGACATTCGTTTTCTATTCCAAAAAGGTAGCTCAACAGTTCAAGGTGCTAAGAGACGTAAGGACGGCACTAAGATGACCTGTAAAGAATGGGCTGTTAAGTATGGATTTGAGTGGGCAGAAGGAGAGATACCTGAAGAATGGATAGTGAATTCTTAAAACACATTCCATGCGATAAGTGTGGTTCATCAGATGCAAATAGCTTGTATACTGATGGACACACGTATTGTTTTGCGTGTGAAACGTATGGAGAAAAAGAAGTGACAGAAGTATTTAAGAAAGAAACCATTACAAACTTTCTTGAAGGTTCTTACACATCGCTAGGTAAACGTAAAATATCTGAAGAGACTTGTAGGTTCTGGGATTATCAGGTAGGCACTATTGATAACAGTAAGGTGCATATCGCTAATCATAAGAATGAACATGGTGTAACAGTCGCTCAGAAGCTACGATTCCCTAACAAGACTTTCGCTGTAAAAGGTGAGATGAAGAGTGCAGGACTTTATGGTCAGTGGTTATGGCGTGATGGCGGTAAGATGGTTACGGTTGTCGAAGGTGAGCTTGATGCTCTATCTTTGTCACAAGCCTTTGGAAACAAATGGGCTGTCGTATCCTTACGCAGTGGCGCGGCAGGTGCTAAGCGTGATATCAAATCTAGCCTAGAATGGCTCGAAAAATTTGATAGCGTTATCTTCATGTTGGATAACGATGACGTAGGCAAAAAAGCAGCTATGGACTGTGCTGGGTTACTTAGCCCTAGTAAAGCTAAGATTGCAAAGTTACCTTTGAAAGATGCCAGCGATATGCTTCAGGCTGGTAAAGTCAAAGAGCTTGTTGATGCTGTGTGGAGTGCTAAGAGCCACCGCCCTGATGGTATCCTTAATGGTGAAGACTTATGGGAAGCTATTACAACACAAAACTCTGTTGATAGTACCCCTTACCCTTTTGAAGGTCTAAACACAATGACTAGAGGGTGTCGTAAAGGTGAGCTAGTTACTATCACTGCTGGTTCAGGTATTGGTAAGTCTCTGATGACGCGTGAGATTGCTTACCACTTGCTTAAGGCTGGTCGTACCATTGGTTATATTGCTCTTGAAGAAAGTGTTAAGCGTACTGGTTTAGGACTGATGAGTATCGAGATAAACAAGATACTACACTTTGAAGACCACGATGCTGACAGCCAAGAGATGAAGCAAGCATTCGATGCTACGCTAGGTACTGGTAGAGTTTACTTGTACGACCACTTTGGTTCTACTGACAGCGACAACTTGTTATCGAAGATACGATACCTTGTTAGAGGTTGTGAATGTGACTACATAATTCTTGACCACCTGTCAATTGTAGTGTCAGGACTTGAAGATGGTGATGAGCGTAGAGCAATCGACAATACAATGACTAAGTTACGTAGTCTTGTAGAAGAGCTTGGATGTGGTATGCTACTTGTGTCGCACTTAAAAAGACCTTCGGGTGATAAAGGACACGAGGAAGGTGTCCAGACTTCCTTATCACAGTTAAGAGGTTCAGCAGCAATCGCTCAGTTAAGCGACATGGTAATAGGACTTGAGCGTAATCAGCAAAGCGATAACCCCAACGAGACAACCGTAAGGGTTCTCAAGAATCGGTGGAGTGGAGAGACAGGGATATGCACTGCTCTGACTTACAACAAAGATACTGGGAGGATGCAAGAAGATGGCACAGGACTATTTTGATAAAGATGTTAAACATGCTTATGAGAGACTGTGTGGTTTACTTAAGGTCTTGGACAGAGCAGACGAGATACCGCCAATAAAAGAGTTTGAAGTGTGGTATGAACAGGAACGACTGGATAACGAAGACGTTGAGATACACTAATGATTGTATTTGATATTGAAACAGATGGACTATTCGATGATGCTACCAAAGTTCATTGTCTTGTAGCTAAAGATGTAATAACTAAAGAGGTCGCTAGATTCTCTGACATACATGAAGGACTTGAATATCTTAAACAAGCAGAGAGTAAAGGGATAACTCTTAGTGGACATAACATCGTAGGTTTCGATTTACCCGTACTTAAAAAGCTGTACGACTTTGATTACAATGGTGATGTGTTTGATACCCTAGTAGCTTCTCGTACTATCTGGTCTAACCTAAAAGAGCTAGATATAAAGAACAGAACAGTTGAAGATAGGCTGATAGGTTCACACTCTTTGAAGGCTTGGGGGCAGAGACTTAAGTTTAGTAAAGGTACGTATGGTGAAACTGAAAACGCTTGGGAAGAGCTAACAGATGAGATGTTGGATTACTGCCAGCAGGATGTAGAGTTAAATGTAAAGTTACTAGCTAGGATACAGGCTAAGAATTTTTCGCATGACGCTTTACAGTTAGAACATACAATCCATAAGCTAATGATAGCTCAGGAGCAAACTGGCTTTCCATTTGATGTGCAAAAAGCTCAAGAGTTATACTCTACGCTCGTAGCACGTAAGGATGAGATTAGGAATAAGCTAGTCGATGAAGTAGAGCCTACAGTGGTTGAGATGAAGACAAAAACAAAGGTCATACCATTCAATCCTGCATCACGACAACAGATTGGGGACAGGCTACAGAAGCTAGGATGGAAGCCTACTGAGTTTACTAATTCAGGCGACCCAAAAATAGACGAAAAAATTTTGGCTAATATTGACTTACCGATTGCGAAACTTTTGACTGAGTATCTGATGCTAAATAAAAGAGTAGGTCAGTTAGGAGAAGGTAAGCAAGGATGGTTGAAGCTAGAGAAAGAAGGAAGGATACATGGTCGTGTGAATCATATGGGCGCAGTAACGAGTCGCTGTACACACAACAATCCTAACGTAGCACAAGTACCTTCACTGAGCGCAGAGTACGGCAAAGAATGTCGAGAGCTTTTCCGCGCCCCTGAAGGATTTAAAGTATTAGGTGCAGACGCTAGTGGTTTAGAGCTACGATGTCTGGCACATTACATGAGTCGATATGACGATGGAGAATATGAAAAGGAAATTCTTGAAGGAGACATCCACACAAAAAACCAGCTTGCAGCAGGATTGGAAACTAGACCTCAAGCTAAGACTTTTATTTATGGATTCCTCTATGGAGCAGGGAATGAAAAGATTGGGCAGATTATTGGTAAGGGGCAAAGAGAAGGCGGTCAAATTAAAAAACGCTTTCTTGATAAAACACCTGCACTAAAA